TTCGTCATCGTCTAACGTCACCGGCTTTGGCGCTTCTGGTGCTGCTTTAATTACTTTGATGCTTCTCACCATTGCATCGGACCACCAGCGCCCATCTTTTCCCTGCCGCGCCTGCAGTCCACCGGTCGCCTCAATCTCGGCTCCTACCCCGAACCCTTGAACATTTAGAACGTTTTCCGTGGCTTTGAATATCGCAAAATACTGTTTCCCATCGTATTCATTCGCCAAGATTCGCACCGAGAACCATGCGTCTTTGTCTCCTCTCCACGTTTCGTTGAACTCTTCAACCCGTCCCGCTAATTGTAGCCTGTTTATCAATTCCATCTTTTTTCTCTCCGTCTAGTCGTTTAGCTGGTCTGCGTAGTGCTTCCAGCTGATTTCTGCTTGCGAATCCGTGGGTACGCCTTCGAACCCGCTAACAAACTTGGTCGTTGCAAAATCGAGCTCAAGCGTAATATCTCCTACCCGCCCATGCCTGTTTTTAGCGATTTGCAATAGTGTTTCTGGTTTTTTTGGATCGTTGCGCGAAAGTAGGAGGATCATATCGGCGTCTTGCTCGATTTGCCCCGAGTCTCTCAAATGCGATATTTGCGGTTTTTTATCGACCATACTGTCACCCTGTCGGTTTAACTGCGCTAGAGTAACCACGATTGTTTTTGTATCCTGCGCTAATTGCTTGAGCTGTCTCGATACCTCCGAGATTTCCTGATACCTGCTAAGTCTTTTCGCGTCTTTGCTCCCACTGATAAGCTGCAAGTAGTCGAACGCGATAATCTTTGCGCCCGTCGTCCTCACTAGCCTCTTTGCCGATCCGCATAGCTCCTCGATCGTCCTGCCGCCCATCTCGTCGACAATAACCGGTAGCCTTTCGATGCATCCAGCAGCTGCAAAGATTCGTTTGGTGTCGCGGTCAGTCTGTAGTGATGCGTCTCGAATGTGCCGCCCGTTAACCCCGCTCTCCTGAGAGAGCACCCGCCCCATGATCTCCCTCTGGCTCATCTCGCCCGAATAAAATACGGCTGGTGAGCCTTGAGAAGCCGAAAAATTCAGCAGCTGTGTAAGTAACGCTGTTTTCCCAATCCCGGGGCGTGCGCCGATTACGAACAATTCTCCACCGTAGAATCCACGCAGGTACTCGTCCAAAACGTCAATCCCACTTCCAAACGCGATCGGCGGGTCATTTCGCTGCATGCTTTCGAAAAGGTCTCGAATCAGAACCCCGTAGCTTAGCGGCTTGCCTTTTGTCTCCCCTCTTACGTCGGCTAGAGCACCTTCGATAGCTTCGACTGTCGTGTCGATGTCGCTTCCGTTCAAAAGCCCTTCTAAAGTCGTGATAAGCCCAACCCTCAGCCTCTCGCGGTTACCCGCCGCTACCATCCCCCTAGCTTCATAAACGGCGAGCTCTCGATTCCACTCCCCCGCCGATAGCTCGTGGAGAATTATCGCTGGTGTGCCCCACAGAGCTCGTCCTTCGGCCGTCAGCGCATCAAAAACGGCAAGCCCTTGTAACCCCCCTGTTACCGGATCAATCGCTCCTGAGCGCGTTATGGCGTCCCACAGGTAGCCATATTTCGGATGACTAAAATATTTCGCGGAAAGTCTCGTCTCCTCTAGCCGCCCGATGATTTCCGGGTACGCAAAGGCCGTAGATAGAATTAAGATTTCGTTTTTCATTGTTGCCCCTTTTTTATGCTGTTAGATATGCTGCTACAAATTTTTATGCTGTTAGATATGCTGCTACAAATTTGTTTTGCTCCGCTTGCAGGATCGCTCCTTCAACTTGCCCGATTGTTGTGATCCACTCAGTCCCCTTCCCGATTCCAGCTTTTTTGACCGCTGCGATTATTTTTTGATCGGAGACTGCTTTTTCAACTGCTTTCGAAACGTCGTTTCTTGATAGGCGCACGAGATCAAGAAAGATGCCGATCGCTTCATCTTTCGATACTCCGTTATTTGTCATTTGCTTTTTTGCTTCAAAACACCCGGACCATCCATTAGCTATAGAATGTTCGATGTTCTCAGCTAGCCGATCGCCATGCTTTTTGATCATGCCCTGTAAAGTCATCTCGAGTACTGGCGATCTCTTCGCTCGTTTGTATGTATCCCATACCTTTAGCGCCTCGATCTGTTCTGGTGTCCCTTCGATCCGTGACCAGTTGATCTCTCGTTTCTGTTTCTGCTTCTTACGGATAGGTGATTCGTTCTTGATTGCGAGAGGGCTAACAATAGGGGCGGCGTCAGTCGCCTGATCTTCTTTCTGATCTTCTAATTGATCTTCTTTGATCTTCTTGGGTGCACTGTAAACACTAGTCTGGTGTTCTGTAGACACTAGCGCTAGTGTTCTGTATGCACTAGCTAGTGTTCTATATGCACTAGCATCCTCTTGCTGGTGTTCTGTAGACACTAGCGTCCATAAGTTAGTTTGCGTCCCTCTCCCTGTTTTGGATAGCAATTTCTTTGCAATGAGGCCGTTAAGTAGCTTGATCGCGTGACGACGCTTACACCCTAATTCCTGAGCCCATTGCTCAAAACTAAGGTAACAAGGGAGTGGCGGGGTACTATTTTCAAAGCTCCATATCCTGCACAGAACTACTCTTTCATGCAGAGATAAGCTTTGATCGTCCCAGATATGGAGCGGAAAACGATGGAAAAGGAGCGATTTGGTCTTTTCAGGATTGCCGGACGGCGGATCGGTAGGTACAATTCTAGTCATGATTACCTCGCTAGAGTTAAAGGTGGTCTACGGTCAAGGAGAAGGTCGCCCTTTTTTCCTCCTCCCTGACCGGCCCTTACGGGTACCCCTTAACAAGCGGGTAGGTGTCCATTCTTTGTCCGTGACTTCAGAAAAGTAAACCCCTAATTTTTAATTTTCAGAATCGCCCGAGCTATCCTGCCAATCAATACGGTCAGCCCGCCAAGAAACTGCAATAACGTCACCGCGATCGCCAAAGTCATCATTGCCCCGATTACCCCCAGATACACGCCCCAGCCAATATTCAGAATTAAACTATCGTTCATTTTTGCCCTTTTCATCTAGCACAATTTGATTTTTAACCGCTAACGCGATCCAACTCGTCAAAGTCATGTCAGCGAGGTCTGCGTACGCTTTCGCGCTCTGATATAGCTCAAACTCCATCATGATCGTTACCCGTTGCCTTGCCATCGAATAAACCAACGGCCTCCCCATGCGTGGCTTTTCTCTCACCCGTCGCGGTCCTTTGATGAATCGCTCTTTGTCCAATCTCGAAACCATTATTTTACCCTCCTCAAAATCGCCTTAGCTTCCTGCGCTTCTTCCTTTCGTTTCTCGTCGTGCAATCGGAAACGCTCGCTTACCTCTTCGTCGATTGCGTTGCCAAGGTCGATCAATCCGTGGTCGTCAAAATCTGGAAGCATTTCTTTGATAGTCTTTATCAGCTGTCTTTGGTTCAATTCTGAATACATTTGCCCTCCGTATCTTCATCAATCCAGCGTCCGAATACCCCACAAAAATACTTTTTTGATTCTGGCCCATACCCCCCGACGTGGATTTCTCCCCTGTCGTTGTAAAGTCGATCCCCTTTCTCGATAAATAGCTCTGCATCGTATCGCTTCAATAATGCCCTCAATTCTTCTTGAAATTGTTCAAAGTCGTTCATTTTTGCCCCTTTTATTTTACTTGTAGGTTGTTTTTCTCGACCAACTCGCAGCCCCACAACTCTTCCCCCGCTTTAATTGCCTCTTTAACGGCTTTTTTATCAACCGAGAAAGATGCGACGATGAAACGGTCTGGTAGTTTATCCTCTGCACCATCGGCCACCTGTAAAGCCTCTGAGCGCCTCCACGACAGTTTAGCAAAGCCAAGATCGGATTTGTTACCTTCGCCGAGAAGATGCTTGATTGTTTTCTCGAGCCCTTCGATTGTTCGTTCGCGTTCTGCCTGTAGCTCCCTAACTCGTCTAGCTTCGGCCCGTACGCCCTCTAGTTGCGCCCGTTCGTTAATCAGTTTTTTTGTTGCATTTTTAAGCCACCTTTCCGCATCTTCTTTTTCGGTAATCAGCGCCTCGATTTCTGGTGTAAGCTCGCCGCCTCTTGCCGTCAACATCTCATCGATTTGCGTTTCAATTTCGTGGATCATGTTGTGCCCTTTTTTAAGAGGGGCTCGTTAGCCCCTTGTTTCTTATTCGTTATCGTTCTCTCTCTGAGCTGCGTAGAACTCGAGCGTTAACTCGTCAACGTACTCAGCATATTCGCCTGCTTTTTCTTCTGGAATCAGCGCAATGCCTTCTTTCGTAACCGTTCCACCAAGCGCCTTTGCTTGTCTCATCGCTCGTGCTTTCCGCTCTTTGTCCCACGCTTTATCTAGTGCAACCTCAATTCTCTTTTCTTGCGGTGCTTCGATGCTTTGGAGCGCTTCGATCCTCAAGTCGGGCTTTGAGCTCGGGAACGATGCTGAATCAATCTCGATTGCTTCATCCTCAAGCGGGATGCCTTCAAGTATCCCCGGCGCTACCGCTCTAACTGCTTCGGCTTGAGCTCGTCGGAGAAGCATCGATCGAGGATGCGATTTCCAGTTATCTTTCCCCGCAAGGCCTGCTTTTTGAGCTTGCTGAATAGTCCACCGCACTCGAGCGGTACCGCCGTGTGGATGGTGCAACGAGATTTCCGCTGCCTCCTCCGTTAGCTCATGAATCTCCTGCCGTCCTCCACTCGCAAGGAAACGGCTCATCATCGTCTGGCTGGTCATGCTCGCCCGCCCTTGAATCACGTGGTATTGCCTGCAAGCAACCATCGGGTGCAACCCGTCGGCTTGGCATAAAAGCATCAACGCCATCGCTTGCGTCGGGTCTTTCATGCCAAAGAGCCCTGAACGCGCCACAACGTTTGCCATGGTCTCGAGGTCTTTAAGGCTATGTGTGATTGTGGATATTTCTGTAGTCATGCTTTTTCTCCTTTTTTTTAGTCGTTTGGCACCAATTCAATACCTTTGATCATCGTTTCAATGCGCGGGTATATGCCTGTAATATCGTGGGTAACCTCAATCCGATATGTAATGCCGTCTGAATCGATACAGACAATTTGCTCTGGTCTGTAATCATCCAGCAAGCTCGCAATATACCTCTTCGCCCCAACTGGCCCGCCTCGTCGTACAAGTACGCTATGGGTAGGGTCGAGGTAGTCAAGTAACCCGATGTGATATCCCGTTTCTGGTGCTTCAATTGTAGAATCGTAAATGTTCATATTTGCCCCTTTTTACTGGTCTAAAACAAAATCTCTGAACGTAGCTAAATTGTCGTTGTACGGATTCCCGAGCTCGACTGATTCAGCCCATTTTGCCCATTCTGAAAACCGAACTGTTCTAATTGTGCGCCATGTCGAGAAACGAACGTTTAATTCCTGTAAATGCACGTCTAACCCGTTACTCGTTGCTCGATACATCCACTGTCCTAACCATGCCGTGTTCTGATGTATAACTTTGTATCTTCCCATTTTATCCCCTTATTCATCATTTAACTCTGCTAATGCTTCTTCGGCTTCTTCGCGGGTCAGGTAATACGAGATTCCATGCTCGCCGGCGTAATCGCGAAAATATTCATAATCCCATCGATCAATAAGACTTTGTGCCGCTTCCTGATCGCGCAGGTTATCTACAACTACCCGCGCGCCCTGAGAACTCCATTCTAGAATTACAACCGCGTTATCTTTTTGAGCTGCATCATCGCCGATTTCATATTTGTTTCTTATGCCTTTTGGCGTAACGGCTTCCTCATGAAGATCGAAAGATCGAATCGTTCGTTCTTCGATTTGGTCGTTTTCGATTGTGTAAACTTTGCTATCGATATTCATCATGTTGAACCCCTTTTTTTTCGTCGGCATCATCGCCGCTCGGTGTAATCATAGTTACATATGCGCGTAAGTATGTCTACCCATTTTTATAACTTTTTTGATTTATTTTTTCGATTAAGATTTTTAGGGGTTTACGTTAGACTGATGCTGTAACCATCTCGGGAAAGGAGGTGCCCTATCTCCCCGGTGGGTAGCTGCCGGGGTTTCTCTATTTGTGCAATACGATCCCAATCGGCTTAAAAACCTCAATAAACCTCACCGGATTTACCCCAAAATAGAAAAACGTCTGGCCTTGTGTTGGGCTCCTCTTTGCCCCGTCCACCTTTTCAAACGCGATCCTGCCTCGCGTGAAGCATATAGCCGTCGCCTCTGCTGCGGTCGCCTGCCACCACCGCGAATCTGTATTGTTGTGGGTGAGCGCTATCGCCTCCGTTACTATGCCGAATCGATAGCTGTCTGATAATTTGGTCAAAAACTGGCCAATCAACGGCTGTGAGTACGGCGGATTTAACCACACACGCCCAAACCACTCCCGGGAGAGGCCGTCATCTTCTTGGGTAAAGTACTGTAAAGCCGGTATCCATTGCGCTGCGATCTTATTGCTGGCCGGATCAAGGTCAATCCCGCCCATGACTGCGGAAGCTGCTTCTATATATTTCCTCGGCGTGTACCATTCATCGCCGCCGCCATTGATCTGCCGTGGGCTGGTCATCGATATTTCCCTATCCGTCGAATCGCGTTAATCTCGAGACATTTTACACCACCAATATCCACCCAGCCCCATTCTCCTCTTAGGGCTCGATATAGCGCTTCTGGTGTCTGTCCTGAGCATCGCCCCATCGAATAAGTCGATAACCCCCGTGATGCGCTCGTAAACGCGTAGCATGCAACCTTGCGCCCCTGAGCGTCATAAACTGGTAACCTTTCCCCTCGTGCTCCGATTCGTTTCAAAAAGAGTACTGGCTTATTCCCTTCGATTCGATTTGATTTCCCGTTGCAAGTTTGCGTGCCGTTAGTTTTTGATAGCTCGCCGATCTCGCTTCTGATTGTCACCACTTTTTTACATCGTTTCGGCGGCTCTGGTCGTGGCTCCTCTGGTCTCAATAAAAGATCGGCGTGTTTAAACTGCTCAATAGTAGGTCGTTCGGTTCTCGTTGCAACTGGTACCCAATTTGTCTCGCCATCGCACCGTAAATTAAGCTCCGGCCACCACGCGAAAGTCTTATAATCTCCTGCGATATAATGCTCGAACCCGTTACCATCTGAGATTAAATTATCAGCATTGAACGAGCTCTCACCGTCGGCACTAATGGAAAATGCTCTCTGTTTAGTGCCGTGTCGCTCAATCGGAATATTTTCTGGCGCTGCACCATTAAACGGCGAATTAATGCATAAGCATCGGGAACAATTCGCCCGAACAATCGCACACGCTTTTTTTATGATTTGCTCGTCGGTAAAATCGTGCTCAAGGAACGGCGATATCCACCACTCAATAGCTTTATATCTTCGCGCTAGGACGTTTATTTTGGCAACTTTGGCCCTGAGATATCCCCAATCTGTAAGCTCTGGTGCGGTAGTTTTACAAGAGGGATTTCGCGTGCATGTCGCGTCCCGTAGGTCAATCTGAACCATTTTGAGATACCTACGCCGCGCTGCTCGCTCAATACAAGGTAGCGGATCGCCGAATGTATCGAGTAGGGTAGAAACCGCTTCTCTTTGCGGTGCCGCTAAAAATGTCCGGCAATACTTGGCAAGCCCCAAAACGTCATAGCCTTGATACGGCTTAGGCGTCGCGTTTGCTGTGGCCGTCATTACTACACCAACGGCCACAATTATGACCCGAGAGGGTAGGGTAGGGGTCATCTACTTTTTAGCTTTGTAGAATTGAACCAATTTTATGATTGCCCCGATAAGCGCAAGGATAAGCCCTACTGGTTCCGATACCCCTGTAATATCTGCGGGTAGGTCTGGAATGGTAGAGAGCCCTAGCGCCCCAATCCCGAGCCCTAATGCGCCACTGCTTGCTACTTTGGTTTTATCTGCCATATATCACCTTAAAGATCATATTCTTTGGGGAATGAATCAAACCGCAACATGTGGGCGATCCTATCGTCTCTACCTACACCCTTCCGGTTCTTTGGGTCTACATCCTGAGCCCATTTGCTCATCAAAACTTCCTGAGAAGCTCGAACAAAATCGCCCTCTCTAATCGCAGCAATCGTCCGAACGAACTTCGAGAACTTTGTACGCCCGAGCGTAAATAACAAGCTGATAACCGCAACTTTTCGGGCAACTCCTAAACCTTCCCACGCTTGAGCACCGATGACTAGGCAAGCATCTTCGGCGGCTGTTGCGATGTCCTCCTCGAGCATCGCATCAATAACGCTGTCCGAGATACTCAACGTTTCAAGATCGCTCCCTATCAACCTACCTACACCAATAGTCCAAAGATTTTTGGTGTCCCTGTACGGCGATTTTCTCACGCCCTCGTCAAACCTCAAAACGATTTTAGCTTCTGGCGGTATATTCTTCATTGCTCTGCACTCCCTGCACTCTTTCCCGAGCTCGCTTCACTCCCGCCGATTTTTAATCCACCCGTTCCGATGGCTACGTCCTTGCCCGTTTGCTGAACCTTCTCAAATACAAGTAAAGCTCCAAGAATTGCAATCATCGTTAGCCCAATGCTGAGCGGGATTTGCTTTTTGCCTACCGCTGGCTCTAATAAATCGGTTTTTATCTCTCTTAGAACTTGGAGAATGTCCGACAAGGTATCAAGGTGAGCGGTCGCGTTTTCAATCCGAGTCAATCGCTCGTCAATCTTTTTGTCTCGCGCAACTTGAGAAGCTACAACAATACGATCCATTTTGTCGGCTTCTTCATCATGCCCGTTCTTTATCTGCCCCATAGATACAACTCCTTAAATCTTTCTTAATACACGGTCCTCTAACTCTTCAATTTTAATAATTGCTCGTTGTAGAGCCCCATACATTGCGGCAATCAGCTGATCTGTGTTCAGGTCCAAACACTTGTCAATCTTTTCCCCTGCTGCCGTTGTAAAGGTTTTCTCCGTCACGGCTTTCGGGAAATATTCTCGTACTTCTTGCGCAATCCACCCGAGCCTTGTTCTATCTTCTACTGTTTCGTGCGAATAAACGGCGTCTTTCCAGCGGTAATGACGCAATGGAATATCTTTAATAATCTCCCAACATCGGATTAAATCCGCGTCTTTTATTTCGGTTTTTAGCCTTTCATCCGATGCTACCGTCCATGTGCTTGTGGCTGGCTTTGCAGCTGAATCGGTTGATAATTGTAACTGATATGACGGTGAACCCGTTCCTATCCCTACTCTTGCTGTATCGGTTCGCACCGTTAGAATGTTTTGATTTACCCATACACCCTGCGCAGAATTATAGCTTAATGTCGCCCCATTCTGCGGTGTAGTGATCAATACATCGTGAATCTCATCAAGCTCATATCCATTTTGAGGCTTAACGTACAACTGCCCGTTACCTGCGTTAGCTCGTTCAACGATGCCGACAAAAACAAGATGATTTGGCGCTGTCGGTTTTACTCTCGTAATCGTTCCTGCCGTCGAACCTAACCATGCGATATCACCATCAACCCACGGCGCCCCTAGTGATAAACCTGCCTGTACTCCTTGCGTTATTACAAACCCGATCTGATTACTTGCTATCGTTTCAGAGACTATTCCAAGCGTTTTATTGCTAGTAGTGTCTGTAGTGTTGCTTGCTCGTCTGACTTCTGCACGATTACCCGATGCTCCTGAAAGATATACTACTTCGCCCTTTTGTAGCGTAGTCGCTTCTGCGTTACGCACTCGAGCGTACATTTGCGCCCCAACGTATGCAGAAACAACCCCGTTTTTCAGCCCGATTTGTAAAGTCCCTTCAGCTCCATCCCATGCAGCGGTCCCTTCAATAATCGTCGGCGCTGTTGCTGTTGTATCGATTTGAAAATAATCGAGGGTCGCGCTGGTAGTATCGAGAAGCCCCGCATCCGAAAGCGTTGCTGTACCGTTTTGAATTATTGTGCCATTCGTGCCATCCCATCGCACGATTGCATTATCCGTCGATGCTTGAGGCCCGTTAACTGTGCCTGTTCCCGCCGGTCCTTGTGGTCCTGTATTCGCTACGCTTATAACCGATACCCCACCATTTACTTCAACCACTGTATAGGATTCGGTTACTGCAATTTCGTGATCGCTATTGATTTCAATGATTGTGTAACTTTCGACTGGCTCAACGGTCGTCATCGCGTAACCTCGCGCGAAATAACTGCCTTACCTTCCAACAATCGAACTACTGTAGCACCCGTAACCAATTCAAGATCATAAACTCCATCGCACGCTGGTAGCGCTGCTGTTGCCGTTGCTGATATTGTTACTGTAACTGTGCCTAATGCTCCTCCTAGCGCAATCCCCCCGTTCTCCGTTGTTAATGTAACGAGCGGTGAACTTGCTTCTTTGAACTGTCGAACCTGCATTCGTGCGCTATATCCAGTGATATTATACGGATTCCCTGCTGAATCCTTCCATGTAATCGGAAGGTTGAACGTTGCGCCTTGCTCAATAATTATATTATATTTTCCGGCTGCCATCGTTTGTCTAGAATTTGATTTGATAATTAATTACTAAAACAGGTGGATTCCCTGCGCCGCTGGTTCCTGAGCCCTCTCCTGCTGTTGTCGTCAATGTCCCGCTTCCGTCTGTCGTGTTCGTGCTCGGTGCCCCGGTGTTAAACGCTGTACTGTTTTCGGTTGTCAACCATGAGGTCGTCGTGTCGTCATACACTGCATTGAACGAACGAAAATTCGCATCACCGTTTGAGCCGGTTGTAATATCTCCAACTCGTCCAGCAAAATCACTGTTAGCATGTGTGTGTGTGCTGCTCGTACTATCGATGGTTATAGATGCGTTTGGGCTTTGCCCGGTTAGTCTGATTGAATTTAAAGGCGTCGTTCCACTATCCGACGTTCTGCAATCATTTTCTGTATGTGAGTGGGCGCCGCTTGAAAGTATTCGAATATCGCCGTTTGTTGCCGAATGGTAATGACTTGGAATTAAATGATCATGCGCTGCTAACGGGTGAGCATGTGCCCCTACGCTGTGGGTATGATTACCCATCGTGTGAGTATGAGACGCTACTGTGTGCTGGTGAGCTGGTGTGGTGTGGGTATGATCCCAACTGCCTGCGGTTTTCCCAAGATCGTTTAGTGCTGTAATTGCCGTGGATTTGCCTATCGGTAATTTTGCTTTTAAATCAGGAAGGTTAAATGTTGTAGTCCCATCTCCTACCCCGTACTTTGCCCCAATCTTTGCAAAAAGTGTGGCGTAGGTCGTCCGAGATACTGCCGTCCCATCGCACAATAACCAGCCTGAATCGGCTACGTCATAAGCTATCATCTGAATAGAACCTACGTTTGGCGCTTGGTGAATTGCCGTGTTTGCTATGTGGCTGTCAATCGTGCTCTGCGCGGTTAAAACTACCCATGCCGCTCCATCCCATCGCTCGAGCTTATAACTGTTTGCGCTGTTGGCTCGGATGGCACCCGTTGGAAGATTAGTCCAACTAGTGTAGTCCATCTTTGCGAGTACGGTATCTTTGTCTTTGAGCGTCGTTAAAACGGACGTGTATGTGTCCGTAAGCGCCGGTGCTATCTGAAAATCTGGCATCTTTTACACTCCCTGAGCTGTCCAACCAAAATTACCCGCTATTCGGTTCCCTGCGTTTGCCCCTTTGGTCGCATACAGAAATACCGTAAACGTCGTAGGATTCGGCGCAGGCTCCGTAAAATCGTAAACGGCTGTCGGCATATCTGTGTCATTGCGTGCTGGTGTGACAATTATACTATTTACATCGATAAACGTCTTATTAAATGTGACTGTAGCCCCATTCGTTGCGTTTGTTACCGATCCAAACCCTGAATCTATAATCGTAGGAACGCCAACGGTTAGCACCACGTTCTTTATACCTGCTAATGCCGTTGTATCACTAACCGTCCCAATCGTCCCGCCTGAATAATTTTTGAGCGTTATTCTCACGTACCGGAAATTAGTCCCAAAAACTGAAAGGGTATCTGATTCAGTAAAGGTTATATTGTCGTTCGAATATCCGATCCTTGGGTAAAGTGTGGTAGTCCCGATTATATCCCGCGATATATACGAAACGGTTATCAATGCTCCGGTAACAGTCGAACCTAAATCAATCGTCTTTTTCCAGTCTCCTTTATTTCGCGTCGGCTGAATATAATTAGGGTAGCCTGAATTAATCTGAGCTTGGGGCGTTGTCCAACTTCTCGCCGTGAAATGCCCCTCATAGGTCTCCGCAGTATTCGCTGATAATAATAATTCGCCATCGGTAACTAGGCTGTTCGTGAACGTTCCCGTGGAGAGATCAAGCGTCTGGTTAGTTATAAAGGTATAATTAGGCGGATTTTCTACTTTCACCGATATGCTCGTCGGTGTCCCCTGATTTCCTGCTGTATCATAGGCCACAACCCAATAAACGAACGTTCCTCCTGTCTGCTCAAAAATAGCTGAAAACGTTGCCGAAGCTGCTCCCACAATCGTGGCTCCTGCGAACGTAGCTCCTTTCCTGATTTCATACCGATCGATCGGTAATGTGGCTGTGCTTGGTGCCTGCCATTTCAACAGCACGTTATTCGACACAATTTCTGAAAATAGGCTTTGCGGTGCGCTTGGTGCCGTGATGGATACATCAACTGAAAACGGTGTACCGAGATTCCCAGCTACATCTCGCGCAACCACCCAGTAGGTACGCAAGCCACTCCATGCCCCTCGCCGAGTGTATTTTGTGCCTGTGATGGTTGTTTCTACTGTTGCGGTTACGAAAGTGGTCCCGTATCTGATCTCGTATTCTTTCGTTTCGAACTGCCCTGTTACTGCTCCCCACGATAATACAACGTCTGGTCCAACGATCGAGAAGGTTACTGCTGGCGCTGCGGCTCCTCCGATTACAACGCTCGCTTCTGATGCTGTCACCGAATAGTTATTCGAGGTATCGACTGATTTTATTAAAAACCGATACGTTCCTGCTGTTTTTATATCCA